CGTTCCATTGTACGATAATAAAATATCAGTTTTAAGTAGATGTCGGATTTACCGGTTGTAAATTATGGTAGAATGGAACGACTTAGGCCTCCAGAAAGCACATTCATCCCATTGAATGCAAACACTTTCTGTATAATTTTCATTTTTTTATGTATTTTGGGGTTGTATAAACGTCACACGACTATTACTCAATCTCGGAAACGATTCCATACTTGAGACATTTGTCTGGGGGTAAATAGATATCCTTTTTCATTAAGGACTTGAATTTGGCTTCAGGAATCTTCGTCTTAGAGAGATACATATCCTTGAGCATTTTCATAAGTTTATCTGTTGACTTCAATTCATGTTTGAGATCATTGAAGCTACCCCACATTTCTGTACTAATTTGGTGGATGAGAAGGTAAGCATTTTTACCCATGCGACGTTCTTTACCACCCAAAAGTACAAAGGTTGCTGCACTACAGCAGGCTCCTTGGGCTATAGTGACTACTTTCACTCTCGACCGTTCAAGAACATTCATCATGTTTAGACCAGCGTATACATCACCACCTTCGCTCATGATATGAACGCGGATCATTGGCTCGTACCCAACCAGCTCTGCCATCTTCTTTAGGAGTTCTATTTCAAGCTTCTTGAACTTCTCGACAAACTCGAGAGTATTTTCCCTGTCTACATCTCCATAAAACAACAACTCGTTACCAATAACCTTGATGCAGTCATTTTCCTCTTGCTCCTTCGTTTCGTCTTCGGTCGTAGGCATTCTTCAAGGCTTTCTTTACTCTTGTTACGTCCTTTGATTTTAAGCCATTTCCGACAGCAAGATGATTAATAACGTCAAAATCTTGGGGGGTTATTTTATACTCAAGTAGGGGTTCTAAATCCCCGTTTTCCGCATACTTCTTTAATAGGCACAATTCTTCAACCCCCAAACCCATTCTCGATTTTTTATGGATTTCTGAAAATTTTTGTTTTCTCATTTTGTAGTTTCCTAACTTTGTCCAACACGAGCCAGGTCGTATCTTATCTCGGTTCAAAGGTTCTCCTAGAGCCGATTTGGGTACGGTTAATGCGTGTAACACGAAGTATTGCATTAAGTTCCAGTTACCCGACTGGTATATATACGTGTCAAAAACATCGGCATGAGAAAATGAATTCGTACACTGTAGTACATCCACACCTTTTGAGTCAATGTAGTTTTCTTGGAAGATATCCCACATGTGACCATGTTCAGCTATACTGTCTAAAATTTCTATGGGACCGGGATCACATAATACATCCGCTATGAACTCTTTAGGGGACTTGAACACGTCGATATCATCATAACCTTCCAAGTAGGTGAAGAAGTTGCGAATATTTCCTTGAGATCTAACTGCTGCTTCATAGACCTCCTTCCCCTGATTCTCAGTCAAAGAGAGTAAAACATCAGGTTTGTGTCTAGGAATAATAACAGTTTCAAAATTTGGATACATACACATTGTAGTTGTCGTCACAATCAAAGATCCTCGTGTAAGTTTGTTACCATCTGAAACTTGTTCTATGATGGGTTTGAAAACACTATCATAATTATCCACGAACACATGTTTNGTNGANGGTTTAATAAATGGTAAAAAATGTGAATCACGTTTTAAATGGTGGGGTAGCAATTCTATATGATTTGTATCTTCTAGAACTCTTTCTAATATAAACGATTTACCCACACCGATTGGACCACATATAAACACATTCTTACCTTCGCGAATATATCTACGAATTAGATCTATCCGTTTTGCATGGATTGTAGCTACAACTGGTATTTTTTTTTGCTCAACTATTTTAATGAAGGAATCCATCGATGATCTTACTAATCAGGCCATAGATTTGGTACTCAAAAATGACGCACTACATAAACGTATCGTAGAACCTTTAAGAAGGAAAATTCTACCATTCGTGATATCCACAATCCTTACCAATATTGTGATGTTTATTCTTTTGGCGTACCTTGTTCGACGTCTATCTCTTCTTCCTCTTCAATCTCAACTTCTTCCTCCTCTTCTTCCTCTTCCTCCTCAGTAGGTGAAAGCATTCTACCGATCTTCTCAAATGGAGTATCTTCGGTCATAGCCCGTATAGGTGTAGTAGTCTTAGGTGGCTTTAAGAATGGGATTGGTCGCACATCTAGAATTTCTGGTTTGGTAAATATACCATCAATTGGGTAGTCTTTCTCAAAGTTGAGCAGAATGTGCTTGGGTATAGGTGGCGATTGTTCAAGTAGACTATCATATGTAGTTTTACACTCTTCGACGAATTTGAGACCCTCTTTCTTACGTTCATCGCGGGGTAAAGCCAATTGTAACCTAATGTTACGTGATAGAGAACCATGACCTAACGCAGCTGTACGATGGTTTTCCATGAGTTCTTGGATTTTCAAGAACTGCATGATTGTGGCTATGAGACCAGCAATGAGGTTCAATCCACCAATTATAGACGGTGCCGCAGGTTGAATACTTGGTGGTAATGTGGACTGGGCAAAATTAGCCGTTCCCGTTATTGTTGAAAGTACAATAACCGGTAAATTGAAACGGAGAGACAATTTTTTGAACATAAGAAACGCTCGATGGTGCATATACCTGTAACACGCAGAGGACTCACCCCATTGGCGAAGTATATTTTCGTGATACTCGTTCCACGTTTCTTCCATATTAATTTCTTCACTCATCTTATATTAAGGATGAATATTATATTTATGATTCATCTCATTTTCCTTATAGCTATCCTAGTTGTACCCTTTACCAATGACAGGAGAAGTTTAGAATTTTACTCAATTTTAATTCCATTCATTTTTTATCATTGGTCAGTCAATGACGATACATGTGCATTAACTCAAGCGGAAATGGTTATTACGGGACAACCAAAGGAAGAGACTTTTATGGGTAGGGTCATGGGTCCAATTTATAAGATGGAGGAGAATGAGATCAACCATCTCACAAAGACTGTATTCTTCGTCCTTTGGGGGATAGTTCAATATCGTCTAGGTCACTTTGATAATATGATCAGAGATGTATTCAAGGTTTGGGATGGTAAGAAGATTACATTTGGAAAGGTATAGTTACTTACCGTTCTTAATTAGCTCACGGACACGCTTTACAAACTCTTTGTTACGTTTGATCTTGGGATCCGCTTTAATAATACGGAGAAGAGCCGCAGAAGGTATCCTAGGTGAATTACCCTTGGGTTTAGGAGTCGCCTTTAACTTTTTACGCGCATCCTGAAGTTGCTTAGCACTCGGCATTTATTATGTGCACAGATTATTTTCAAAATAAATTGTCCACATCATATAATGGATACCAAAATTGAAGAAGAAATTGGTCGTCTCGAGAAGATAGTAGAGGAAAAATTCAACACATTTAATGAAGAAAAGAACGCGGTTTCTGTGAAGATACACGAGATCCAAAAGGATATTGATCAGGGGCGATCCAAAACTCCTCGTGTCGAACTTTATAAACAGCAAGATGATCTCAAAAAGGAAATCAAAAGCTTAACACACTCGTTTATGAATGACCGTGATTCAATTTACTCTAAAATAACTCGTCTCGAGGAAACAAAAAAGAAGATTGAAGATAATATTCGCCTCGGTAAAGAGTCAATTGATCATAACCTGAAAAATATTCAAGATTTCATTGATCGTGGAAACACCAATGAAATGTTTGTGGCGATGGAAGCCATCAAGAATTCAATCATTATTATGAATAATGAACTCAAGTCGTTAAAGAAGGTGGACGATACCTAAAACGATCGAATATATGGGTTGTACAATGGAAGTTGTCATACATGATCATACACATGGCATCAGCTATATCATGCTTCCTTTCATACGGAATTTCTTCACTTAAAAATTTTTGGGCTAGTGATACAGTCCGTTCTTTACGTTCTTCGTAGTCTAAGTGTCTTATACCAAAATGTTTATGCATGCTCACAGGTGAAATAAGTTTAACCTTATCTTTGAACATGTAATGTAAAAGAATTTCAATATTCGTAAATCCACCCGGGGGTTGTCTTTCAATTAGTATCTTCTCAGCCGCATCAAATAGATGTTGATGATCCTCTACAAATAAAGGAACTAGGTCCACAAAGTCATTGGTCTTTAGATACTTATAGTCTTCCAAACTTACCTTTTTCATATATTCAACTACAATCTTCGGTCCAGTTAAAGACTCAGCTAAGACTAAACCCATATTGTGATACCCGATGTCTATCGCTAGTATCTTCATACCTTTATCGGAAAGATTTTCCTTAACTATAATAAATGAAGAACAAGACGAAAACTCACATGCTTTCGGGTATCCTCATTGCGTTATTACTTGCTCTCGTTTACATGTGGTATAATCCCAGGGTTGTGAAAGTTCCGACACAACCTCAACTTCCATTAACACCTCGCCCAGTAAGTGTGCGTCGCGAACCAGAGTTTAGAGGACCACCCATTAAAAAGTATAAACCTGGACAAATGCAACAAATGGGAATATTGACAGGTCCAGGTGAAACCACTATGCCATTATACGGTAAGGAGGTTCGTGGTAGACGCGATAGGTATCATTACTACACGACTACACCTGGTCAACAAATCTATCCAGTTCCAGTAAGTCACAATGCCAGAGACTGCATGGAGGATATAGGGTGTCAGGAACTATATGGAAATGAAACAGTCTCAATAACTGGTAAGACTGGTTCATTTGGGGTTAAGATGTATCGCACCGATAACTTCTTCTAATTTACTTTTTGTTACCCATCTTTCTTGCTTGACCCAAAAGTTTCAGGGTCGAACAACAACAGCAACAGCACAATATTAACATACCAGGGAAAAACCACGGTGGAAATGGAATTGGGAATCCTGGGTGCATATCATAGAACTGCTTACCCCAGTAAATAAGGATCATTGTGAACATACAGCTGACAGACATCATGAATGATGAGACTTGTTTGAACTTACCTTTGTTTGATACATCAGGAATTGGACTAATGAAGAACCAAAGAGAAGATACAGCAGCACCCATCGTGAGTGATTTAATATAGTCTGAGATTTTATTCCCGTATCTGGTAATATGTCTTGATACCAGCCACACCATGTAAGAGATACTGTATAGTTCTAATAGCACCTGAGCAAGTTGAACACGCACAGCATGCTAAGGCTATTTTTGGTAACGAGCCATCCATTTCAGCTAAATATGTCATCAGTATTATTGAAAATACTACACCAGCTGAAGTAGATGAAGCACTAGATAACGCTACCGTATTCATCGTATACAGTATTAACAGAAATTGTTTTCTAAATTCCGAAATGTAATCATATCAAATTCTCTATGCTGGAGATTTGAACCTATACGCAACTTAGATTTGATACGTAAAAGTTCCTTAATTGTCTCATCATCCAGATTTTTGAAAAATTGTATCTTGGCTTCCATATCATCGAGCTCGTTATGTTCCTTACGAGCTTGTACATAGGGCCACGTATGTTTTCTCAAAGATGAAACCTCACTCTCAAGTTGACGTATTCTAGGGAGGAGTACACGATTAATCATAACCTTTAGTTCAAAAACATCACTCATCTTGATAACTCAGGGTTTACTATCTTTATACTGAGATATTCAGGGGAAAGAGATTTTATGTTGACCTATAGTAATATGCAGTACAAAGAGCTGAAGGAAAAAGCCAAGAAGGCGGGTGTGCGAGTTACCAAGGATGTCCGTGGAAAGCGGGTCAAACTTACTGCTAAAGAACTCCGCGCCAAAATTAGATTGAATTTTGAGAATAGTGTCAAAAATGCTCAGCAAGTTATTCGGGTGTGCAGAACTATTGTGGGTCCAGGTCCTCAAATGACAATGCGTCCCAGTGGTGTACCCCCTCCCCCACCTCCTCCACCACCTACCCAAATAGTTCCCAGGAAACCCCCTGTAAATGCCAAACGTGCGGCACTTATGGCTGAATTGAAAAATGTTTTGAAAAAAAAAGGGATGAAGAAAAATAATCTTACTAATTAGTATATTACGACTATGGCTAATAATAATCAGCCCGCGAACAATGCTCTCAACAATGGTGCCAAGAAGCTCCGTGAGATTGCCCTCAAATTAGCGACCGACGCCATTAACAAGGCGCGTGCTGCGAATGGCGGTAACAATG